TGAAGCATGTTGTCCGGGCCTTTGGTGTAGCTATAGGCCTGGATCAAACAGGCATAAAGCAACGCTTCCGGGGCGTTATTGCTGATCCAGGTCGTCGTATTGGTCGAAGAAAGCTGCGCCGGACGGTAGATATAGCCCAATTCGACCGTAAAGTTCGCATTCGGAGTCGGTGCGATGTAAAACGTGTTCTGATCCCACACCGAATAGTATTTTGGCACGCTCGTTGAGGCCCCGTTCGGCCAGTATTCTTTCATAAACGACGTATCACGGAAGTCCAGGAAGATCTGATCATTCCCAGACGTGATCATCATGTACCGATGCGTCAAAATATCGCTCGGAGCGGTCAAAAACTTGTTGCCGCTTGTCATGTTGCCGCTCACCTCGAGCTTAAACACGTCAAGATCGATCTCACGGAGGATCTGGTTCTCCGCCATGGTGATAAATGTATTGATCACCGCGTCAGTGAACACATTGGAGTTCACTTCGGTGTAGTTACGAATATTGGTGACCAGTTCGTCGTATGTCATGACGTGCTTACCGTGACTCCGCCAACAACACCCTGTGCAATCAATGCCTGCCCGTAGACATACGGGCGCATGTCAGCCGTGTTTTGCACGCTGCCGTAGCTTTGGAAGGCCGTAAAGCCTGGCGCACCGACGAACACAGAGACCGGCTCGATACGATCGGGACGCGGGTCACGCAGCGCAATAGCATCGCCACGATAACGAAGCGGCTCCAGTTGCGGTTCCTTTGGCTCATAGTCGTCCGGGCATACCATGTAGCCCTGCCACTGTTTGCGCAGGACATTGTAGGGGTATCGCTGCCCACAAAAGTCGCAAAGACCGTAGGAGAACTTGCCAGTGGCGTATGCCATGTCAAACCCCCATATCGGGCACGAACTGCACGCTGGCAGTGTCCCGATCCTCCGAGGCCGCGCGGTTGAAGTCCTCTTCGTAGAGGGCCTTCAGGGCCTGCGCGCGCTCGGGTGCGTACTTGAGCGAGAGCTGAAACGCCAGACCAGATACCAGGCACGGCAAGAAACGGAAGTTTACGTCCGTAGTGTTGGTGTAGATGCCGGCATCCTGGATCCGGCGGATGCGGTAGTAGACGAACGTATACGTCTGATCCGCAGCCGGGTAGAAGTAGACCTTCGGCGTGTTGGTGCGCTCGACGTAGAACTGTGCCGGTCGCGCCTCTGAGGTCTTATCCGGGACGTTGAGGTAGTCTTCTCGGCTAATCCGCTCGATGTAGACATCCGAGTTCACGCCCTGGCTGTTCTGTCGAATGATCGCCTCAAGCACGTTGACCGTATCCGTGGCCAGTGTGATCTCCCTGGTGCCCTGAGTCAGCGTATACGTCGCCTGCTCAATGGTCCAAAGATTTAGCCCACGGTTCGCCCAGTCCAAAAAGACAAGATTAAGCGAACGGCGGGCCGACGAGAGCTGATAGCCCGCCGTCGGCCGCATGCCGCAACGCTCAAACGCCTCCTCGATGATGTCATCGATGGAAAGGTTGAAGTCGGTTGTGCCCGAAGTAGCCATTTATTAGCCGCAAGACCCGCCATAGCGCATCTTCTTGACTGCCCCGCCGGTTCTTTTCTTTGTCAAACGATAGTTCGTCGGATCCATGGCCCCTGATCGAATACCCTGGCCTCGCGACAACGGTGGCGGCTCAAGCTTTACGTTGCCCCCACCCTCATACTTCTTGACCTTTTTCTTAGCCATGCCGCCCTTCTTATAGCCACGCATTGGCATACCGCCGCCCATCATGCCCATGGCCATTTCTTTGTGCTGGTTGATAGCACCGCCCTTCGACGCCATGACGACCTTACCCGTCTTCATGCTCGGCTCAGAGACCATCTTGTTTCGCGGACCACTGCCCACGGCGCCGCCACCACGGACGGCTGCGCCCATTCCACGACCTGCCATGTTAGTACCCTCGCATCGCGCGACCGCGCGCGTCTTTGCCACCCTTCTTCATGGCACGGCCGCTCTTGTCGGCCATACCCCCCTTCTTCATCTTACCCATGCCGTCAGCGGCAAAGGCAGGGACTCGTTTGCCCTTCTTCATGACCATTTTCATCTTGCCAGCCATTGTCAATTCCTCGAGCCTCGCAGCTCATCAAGTTTCAGTTCAAGACGATTGAACCGTTGGTCGACATGTGCGACGAACTTCTCGATCCTATCGTCAACTTCCTTGCGAGTAATGTGTTCTCTCGCAACCTCTTCACGGGTTCTGTTCAACAAAATGCTCAGACGAGCCAATTCGTCAAACTTGCCCTTCAACATAAAACCCATCACCGCCACGATCGCAGACAGGACGACGTTCCAAATCATGATTTCCATGAACTAACACTTCCACCTTCTGCGTGCTTGGCGTATGCGACTGTTGGGATCTCTAGCCGCTTCGGGGTACATCTTCATCTGCCCAGCCGAACGCGCGCAAAACGACTTTCGCCGCCTCGCGCGCGCAGGACCGGGACTAGACTCAGTAACGGCGGTCTGGAGTTTGCTGCCAGGATTGGCGCGGCGGTATGCCGCCACGCCTTTTTTGGTCATGCCAGCACCTTGTTTGGTCGGGCGGAAGTTGCCGCTTTTGACAGAGGTAGCGATACCCATGCCTTTGCGAACCGCTCCACCGCCTCGAAGGGCAATGCCCATGCCGCAGCGGCTCATTAGGCCGGTGCTCCGCCTACGTACAACACGGTGACGCTGAGAACCTCGGCAGAAGACAACGTGGCATGCACGCCGTCGGTCGCCAAGATGCCATCGTCCGGGATGATGATGTCGTATGCGCCGGCAGCCGGAGGCGTCCGCACTTCCATCACCGTCGTTCCACCAGACCCGCCCGTTTTTAGGGTGATTAAAGCCGCCGTCCCAGTGCATGTGTAGTAAATGCCCTGGATACGGGTGCGGCCATTGACCATGTCGCCGGTAGCGATCACGGTTTTGGCCTTGACGTCACTTGCGAAGCTCATTGCGAGCCTCCTATTAGGCTACTTTGACAACAACCACCCGGAACGAACCCGAAGCCGGGTCGATCGGAGAAGCCGTGACGTTGGCAGCGCGCACCTTAACGGTGTTCGCAGCCGAAACGTAACCCGTGACCACAAGCCCTGCTTCGATAGCGGCCGGAACTCCAACCATCACCGCATCGCCAACCGCAGCACCCGTTACGGTGATGCCTGACGAGTCAGAGGTCGTGTTGGCCGAAATCGAGCTGAAGTCGATTGTGGCAGTAGCGGTTAGGACAGAGGTAACCGTTGCGCCAGTGCCGGCGACAAAGCCGTTGTCAGACACTACCGGCCCGGAAAAATGCGTAGCGGCCATGTTATAAAACTCCTTTTAGATGCTGATATTTGAGCGCAAGTTTACGAGTGGACGAAATGTCCTTTCCAAGAACACGCGCGCGCTCTGCATACGTCATGTCTGGATTGTCAACGATGTACTTGAGTTTTGCAATGAACTCGGGGTCAGAAAAGTAACGAGCGGACTGCGCTTCTGACAGGCGTTTTCGATAGTCCTCTGAGCCGTAATCAAACGTCGAAGCACGGCGACCAATGCGAATACGCTCCCGAACTTCCTCGGAATGCTGCTTGTTCCGCATCGGAGCTTTTGCAAAGTCAGCGATGTTGTAGATGCTGGGTTCGTCAAACCAAGCTTTTTTGGACAAAAACGCTTCTTCGATTGCATCTAAGTCCGCCGCTTCTTCGCAAACTACTTCTAGTTCCCAGGTGAAGTTATGGGCGCCGTGTTTATTGTAGGCGTGCTGAAGTCTGGGATTCGGATGCCTGTTCCAACGAAGCAGTCGGAAATGCTCTTTAACCCGCTTTTTGACGCGTTGAGATTGACCGACGTAACAGGCATTCGTCGCCTTGTTGACGATCTTGTAAATCCCAATAACGTCCTGAGCGTATGGCATTAACAACCCCCGTGGACGAACTCTATGCCACTTTATACGCAAAAGAAAGGGGGCCTTGCGGCCCCCTTCCATTCGTTGCCTCTTAGGCAGCGCCGGGCGATCCGAAGATGCCACGCGGGTCGCTGAAGCCGAAGCTGTAGCGCTCGCGAGCCTTGTACCGCACGTTGCCGGTGTCGAAGTCGCCCTCGAAACCAGTCTTGATGGATACACGCTGGAACATCTTCATGCCGTTCGGAGCGTCGGTCTTGATAAACCAAGCGTCCGGGTCGGTCAGGAAGTGGTTCACGGTGTAGCCCTGCGGCACCATGCCCATGTTCTTGACGGCGTTGATGTCGTTATCCGCAGTGCCAACGCGCAGCGTCGACTTGAGGATACGGTCAGCCGTAAACATGAGTTCCTTCGGGATGATGAGCTTCAAGCCCTGAACAGCGATCTTCAGGCCACGCTCATCGGTGAACTTGGCGATGTCGATCAGAGCCTGCTCGAGGGAGGTCTCGCTCAGATCCGCTGCGGTGGCCAGCTCGTTCGCCAGATTCGGACCCGTCAGAGTCGGGTGGTCATCTGCGCAAAGCGGCTTGCCGTCGCCACCGACCGAGGTCGTGAACGCGCCGTTGAGCACGTTCGCAGCCTTGATCTGCTTCGTCTGAGCCATGGAACGAGCAAGCGCCTTCGTGTAACGCGCCGAGAGACGGTCGTAGAGGTTGTCCTCAACGGCTTCTTCGGTGAGCGAGAACGCGAGAGCGATCGTCTCGTGGGTGTAGCGAGCAGTGTAGACTTCCTGCGCCTGGTCGTATGCAACGCCAGCGCCTTCAGTCTTCACCGGAGCCTCGGCAAAGCCGGACTCCATCACCTCTTCCTCGAACGCACGATCCGAGGTCTCCACCGAGTAGATCTCGGCATGCTCGTTTTCGTAGTTCTTGTACTCAAGGCCGAACAGAGCATTCAAGCCCGGCTCGAGTTCCTTGACCAATTGTGCACGTGAAATTGCCATGTTTTATGCCCCTATATATCAGGTTACGGCCTTGACGCCGGTGCTGCCGTACAGGTGCTCGTTGATTTTCACAACGACCACGGCAAAGTTCCCAAGCTCGTTGCCAGGGACATTCCACAGGCCAACAATCTTGAGGTTAAGTGCCGCCGTATCGGCGATGGTGGACGAATCCAACTCCATCGAAGACACGCCCGTGGTGGTGCTGCCACCCGTGCCAACGACATCTGCGTTCTTGCCGATATCGGCCTGCTCGATGTCTTCGTCGGCCTGGATGATGAACAACTGGCTCGGATCGTCGATCACGTCGGCAGTAATCTTGCCTTCGGTGATGTTGACGCTACCGGGATAGTAGTTCTTCCAGGTCGGCTTACCGCTCGTCGGATCAATGTAAAAACAGCCGTTGAAAACCCCCAACGCCGCAGCATGCGTGGCTGGGAGGAACTTAACAACATAGCCGTTCACGATCGTCACCAGGTCGCCCTGGTAGATCACACCTGACTGGTTATCCGCAATCTCGTAACCGTACTGCTTCTGAGATCCAGTCGCAGACAAATTGCCGAGAGGACGGAAACCAAAGGCTTTATCTACGTTTGCCATTTGATGAATCCTCTAAAAAGTTATTCACTGGTTCCTAGTTTGGAACCGCCGAATGAAACACGAGACCGACGGGACGGGCGTTCGATAACCATGCTCGAGTGAGCATTGCTCTTCATCAGCTCGTTGTCCGCAGCCTGCATTTGGTCGCTCGCCTTGCTCTGGTAATGCGCATTGCGCTCCTCGACAGTTTCTTCGGGGATACGAGCCAGGAGGAGGCCTCCCACGCTGATAACGCCAGCGTGTCGACCATCGTCTACCGATGGGGTCGGGAAGTCAGGATATTCGTCCGCACGGACCAGTTCGTACCCCTCACGGAGACGCCCTGCAATGTTCGTGCGATCTTCTACCCCTCCTGCCGAAGCCCGAATCCAACGGTGCTTGTAACCCGGAGGTGCCGGAGGCGCATCCAAGCGTGAAGGCGGTGCCCATGGTCGGCGTCGCGCAGTCTTCGCGCGAGTTTCGGTCTCACGAGAAGCGCGGGTAACGGTCATTTTAACGTCCGACATAGTCCTTACTCCTTCACGTACTTGGCGTATTCCTCAAGAGGAACGCCCAGCTTTTTTGCAATTGCCACTTGACTAGGGGTCAATCTGACAGTGCGGCGTGCAGTGGTGTTGATCCCAGAGGATCGTGAAGCCGGGGCAACCGTCTGCACGGTTCTTGTTGCCCTGCCCTGCGTACCCGAATTCTCTTCCGCAAACTTTTGCGGAAAAGCATCCCGAATACGTTTGTCAAGTTCATGATAGTACTCGTCCGAGCTAGGGTCAAATCCCTCAACTTGGATTAACTGGCGGTGAATGCCCCACGCAGCATGGGTCATCACATTATCCCGTCCGTACCATTTGTTTTTTTCCGCCCACTCCTCCACCCGCGGATCGACCTGCCGGGATTGGGCAGTGGCCTGTGCCGCCTGTTGGGCCGCAGCCTCTTGAGCCGCCTGCTGTTGCGCAAGCCAGGCTGTTCGCTGGCCGGCTGCCTGATCAATTTGATTTTGTTCAAGCGTAAGCGCAGTCAAACGCTGCTGGGCTTCCGTCTCGGTATCCACGTCCCCTTCTTCACGGGCCTTGCGGATAATCTGCTTGAGCGCAACGACCTGCGTCTCTACACGGCCCTTGGCCTCGGTCAGCCGGCCTTCATCCGTTTGGATGTACTGTTGTTCGAGCTGCTTGGCGCGCTCCTGAACCTGTTTGGCATACTCCAATGCCGCTTGTTCACGGCGTTGCGTCTCGCGCAACCGGGCGGTCAGCTTGTCAATGCGCTTCTTAACATTGTCACTGTACTGATCGAGCTCCTTCTCCTGGACTGGAGCGGGTTTTTCAGAAGCAGCCGCTTCTTCAGCAACGACCTCTGCCTTGCCGTCTTCGCTCAAATTAACTGTGGCGGGGGTTTCATCCTCGCCGACGTTATATTCCAATTGTTCCTGCACCATCTGTTCTCTCCTTACCACATGTGGAGGACGTCTTCAGGATCGTTCACGATCCCCAAGACCTCATCGTCGTTAATTAACCGGATCTCTCCGCCATCGATCGGGATCCGCGCGCCGGCATAGCGACCAAAGATGATCCAATCACCCTGCTTGCACCACGGACCGGTCGGGAACTTGCCCTCATCGGCATACGCCACCGGACCTACCTTGAGCACGTAGCCGCACACAGTGGTCAACTGCTGCTTGCGCTGCGTTTCCTCGGCCAACGCAATGCCGCCTTTGGTCTTCTCCGCCCCACGGTACGGCAGGATGGCAATGCGCCAACCAGTCGGCGTGGGAATGCGGTCGACGACGGAAGCGTCAAGGTTTTCGGGCTTTAAGCCCTCTGTGGTGTACGCGTCTTCAAGCGACGGCGCTTTTGCGGCGATCTCCTGCTGCCACTTTTCTTCCAAAGCAGTCAGCTTTTTAGCTTCTACGTTCATAAGTCTCCTGGGGGTTAAAACTGGTCATCCGTGCGCCGTTTCAAAAGCTCCTTCACGGATTCCTCAACCAGCTTTAATGCCTCAAGACGACCCATGACAAAGCGATACCGCTCCATGTCCTGGATAGCGCCATGGAGGACCATCTCCTCCGAGCTTTGGCGAAGCTTTCTGATTTCTTTCAGAACAGATTCTGCAAAATCAAGCATGGTAAGTTTCCATGAAAAGCAGAGAGGTCAGCGCCCTCCCTGAAGCGCGGGATCTAATCAATAAATCTTGACGGGGCGATTGCCATCCTTCTTCTTGACGGTCTTGACAGCGCCCATCACGCCGCCCTTGCTCATGTTGCGCGACTTGCCAGCCTTAGAATACGCAATGGCTGCGGCTTGTTTGGTCGCGGCGCTTACGCTACCCGGCTTGCTGGTGCCGATCTTGCCCTTCTTCTTGAAGGAACGGACCATCTCACCAATATTTGAGCTGATCGTCTTCTGACTCGATCCACGTTTCAAAGGCATCTCAACGTCCTCCTTTAGCGGCCTGCAATCGCAGGCGTTGTTGATCAATCTGCATCGACTGCTGGAGCTTCTGCTGCTCAAGCTGCAACTTCTGTTGGTTGAGCTGGAGTTTGCCCTGCTCTGCCTGCGCGCGCTGCTCGATTTCCTTCTCCTTGAGCGCGACCAACGGGTCTTCTGCGCCCCCCGCAGCACCAGAAAGCTGATCCTGCGTAGTGCGGACCTCTTGCAGATACTGCGCGACCTTGATCGCGACCATGCCTTCCTTCTGAATCTGCGAAACCATGCGATCGGGATCCGTGCCGTACAGTTTGAAAAGATCCGCCTCGACGTCTTCCTCGGCTTTCAAACGCACATGCTCGAGGATGTGTTGTTGAAGTACCATCGCGGCCATGGGATTGCCTTGGAGAATTGGCGAAAGCCCCATCATCAAGTGCGCAGCAATGTGCGCATCGTGCTGCTGACCGGCAAAGGCTTTGAGCTGCATGCTGTTGAGCACTGACGCGTTCTCACTCGCCGGATCCTTCGGCATCTGTGTGTGCTGCGGCAGGAGAATGCCGTCAATGTCGCGCACGTTGAGCGCAGAGTACACACGATAGTACGCCTCGTAGATGTTGTGCATCTGCGGTGCGCTCTGCGCCATCTGCAACTGCATTTGGGCAAGCTGGATACGCTGCGCGCTGCTGAAAATGTTGGGATCAGCAACCGGCAGCACTGCCACCATGTTGTTGAAGTCAACCCGTTTGATCTTTCGGCTCGCGCCCGGCACTTCGTACGGGTACTCATCCGGCAGATACTCGCCAAAGCCCTCGGCCAACAGCCGGAACTCGAGCGACTGTGCGTAGTGCAGTCGTTTATGGATCGCCGACATCACCATCGAGCCGCGCTCAAGGAGCGCGAGCGTCGTGCCGACCTGTGCGTACTGGTTGCCATCGCCAACCTGCATGTCAGCGGTGCTCGAGAGCCGCTTGCCGGCGTCTACGAGGAATCCAAGCAACGCAAAGAGCACCTGACTCGGCTCTTTGTACGGCAACGGCAGCAAAGACGAAGAAATCTCCGCGCCGCCCACTTCGATGTCGCGCCACTCACCCGGTTGGATCGGGTCAGAGTCATCCGCGATCCGCGCGCCACGTGCTTTGAAGCCCGCGGGCAGGTTGGCGAGCGTTCCCGCATCAATCAACTGCCGCAGAGCCGTCGTCGCGGCCTTGGAAAGACCACCGATCAGGTGCACAAAGCCCAAACCGTACGCGCCAGGGCCTTCGACGAGCACATAGTGCACGTAATAGTTGCGCCGACGCTTGAGTTTATCGTCTTCTTTCCAGTTTCGACGCACGCCAATGACTTTTAACGTGTCTTCGGCCAACGTCACCACGTACGGCAGCTTAATTTTGGTCGAATTACCGTCTTCGTCAACGTCTTCGAAGCCCGGAATGTCTAAATCGACCAACATTTCAAGCAAAAACACCTCGCCCGCCGAGTCCGTTGGCTGGATTCCAACCACTTTGTCGATCGCAGCCTGGATTTGGCTCGGATCCGCGGGCGTTGGCTCCAAATCAACCGGTACATCAAGGTATTCGCCGGCCACCACGCGCTTTCTGAACTCGTTGGAGTCCATTGCAATGCGGTGAGTCAGCCGCGGACACTGCGAAACAACGCTCGAACCGTTGTACGGGATGTAAACATCGTCCGCCAAACACAGTTTGGAGACCATTCGACCGAGCGAAGCGTCGTAATAGACCTTTTTGAACGTCGATCCACCGTATCCTGTGTAATACAGAAGCTGATCAAACTCCGGTGTGTACTCTTCCATCACCGTCGTGATCTGATAATTCATAAAATCCTGCACGCGCGAGGCCTGCTGGAACTTGTC